TTATTGATTACCTGAATATTTACCCATTTTTCTACATGTGCAATTGCTACTGCACACTTGTCATGCTTTTGTGCAAGGTCGGCGTGAACATAATATTTCTTTGTTGGGTCTGGCTTAAACCCCTCATCAAACCTTTTAAAGTTATCTACTGGGTTTCTAAGTGTCATGCATGACCTAACTTTTTCTGCCTGCTTAAAGAATGCATCAGAGGCAAATGTTGGTACACAAGCAAAGCGCATCATTGCATCTCCTAGGTCTGTCATAAAAGCAATCTTAAAGTCATCGATGCTTCTTGTTGGATTGACTTCCCAGGTAGGTCTTTTTAGTGCAAACACACCTGGATACTTGTATGAAATAATCTGGTCTTCGTCCCAGGAAATTTCAAACTTGTTGTCTGGATCACCATCTGGAAGTATAGGGTTAATCGTAAACTCATACGTTCTCTCAATAATTTCTTTTTCTGCAATTACAGAGTCATATCTTTCTGAAATAAAGTCGCCAGGATATCGTGGGAATGAAAGTAAAACAACCTTACCAAGGTCAGGGAAGCGGGAGTCTACTGATCCACGGAAAGCCTTATATATGTTGTCAGCAGTTTTACCTTGCTCATTACCTGTTCCAACCTCAGATGCAAAACCAGAAATCTCATCAAGTACGGCAAGCAAAAGGTTCAAACCCTCATGCGACTCACGCTCTGAGTGACCAGAGTAAACTGTAATAGATTTGTCAAACTCAACAGAGTCAGCCTTTGCATTATACTTTCCAACAAACCATGGAGACTTCTCGATCTTTGTTTTAAATCCTTTAAAGAAAACATTCTTAGCCTGCTGAGCGTTAATAGCAACGTTAATCAAATCAATAGCATCTCCAGATGGCTTACCGAAATACTTTGCTGGGTCTTTTAAGCATAGAAGTTTATATACGATGTATGAGCATGCTACTGTTGATGTAAAGTCTTTTCCAGATCCCTTGCCAAGTTGCAGAATGATCTCATTCTTAGTGTACTTGTTATAATATTGGGTTCCCTTTTCTTCCCCCATAATATTAATCAAATCTTCCTTGCGATAGATTTGGCTCATTGCCTCTACGATATCATACTGGATGTCAGATAGTGGTGGTTGTCCTAGATATGCCTCACCCTCAACGAAGGTTCTTGCATCTACTGGTGTTTCTTCAAAGTGATCAGCCTGAAGTGCCTCAAGAAACTCATTGAACATCGTGGACAACTGTGATCACCTCATTTTCTTTTGCGAATGAGGATAGTCTACGCATAATTTCATCACGAACCTGTGGGTACTCAGATGCTATGTCTTTAAGTATTCCTACAAGAACTTCTTGCCTTCTTTCAATCTCGATCATTTCTTCGGCAAGTTCTTTGTTCTCAAGTAGACCTGCCTTTTGCAACATATCAATTCTTTTGGACTCAATATCCATAACAAGTTTAATTGCAGCAGTTTTTGCGCTAAGATTATTTGTCATTGATGCCTCATCAATAACCTCATATGTTCTTGAAACCAACTTGCTGTAGTGAGTATCCGCAGCAGCAAGTGCTTCCTTAGCACGAGCACGGATGGCATCATTAGCAGAAGCCATGACCTTCCACTCATTGATGAGTGTTACAACCTTTTGTCTTGGTATTGAGAGTTGCTTAGAGATAACTGTTGGATCATTTCCCTTTAAGTATTCCTCTACAACCTGGTTTACCTGGTCAAGATGTTTAACTAGATCATCTTCAGTTGACATACTTTCCCTCTAGTCTATTAATCTCGTCCTTGATATAAAAAATTGCCTTCTCTAAATCCTGGATAGTCTTGGACTCATCCTTGAGTCCTGCTCTCCACAGATACTTAAAAGCATTACCAATATTGAAGTTTCGATGACGAGTAATTTGAATACACTCTACCCCAGAAGGATCTGTAGTGTAGTGTGTTGGATGATTAACTTGATCAACAGTAATGGTTAAGTTCTCACTCATCATCATCCTCCCAGTCAAATTCACCTGGCATATTCTTTAGTGTTGCTGTTGCATATGAAAGTCCAACTGCAGCAACTAGCGATATTACAAACAAAATATATTTAATCTTTTTCATCTCTTTGACTTCCTTAATCCAAACTTAGCAAGGTATACGTAGATTGTTTCCAATGAGCAACCACACTCCTTTGCAATTTCTTCTGGTGTCTTCTTATCCATAAGATATCTCTTACGCATATAGACCTCAATTGTATATAGTTTAGCAGCCATGATATTATTTGTCAACTCCTATTGCTTTGCCCCAGTTTTTTAATGCCCAGTGCCCAATGCCACAGGCATCTGCTACATCGTTATCAGTAATAGATCTATCATATATAGTGTTAACAAACCTAATAGTTCTTTCTTTACGAAGATTTCTTTCGTATGTTTTATACCATGACACAGACTTTCCTGGATTTTGTGAACGAATATAAAGTTGCTCATCTTTAGATATTTTTTTATTTCCAATATAGTTTTGCCAGGTGATTGGTGAAACCTTACCTATAGATTTAGTTCCTGACTGACCTGCTGCTCCAAGTATCGCTCCTTGAACGAGAGCAAGATCTGCTGCAGTCTTTGGGCTATTCATAAATACAGTGTGCTCAATTACTATTGCTTCAAACCCACCATAGTAATCAAAGAATGCCTTAACCTTGTTTCCAGCATCCATAACCTTTTCATAAATATCGTTTCCCTGAAAGTTAATCTTTCCAACTGCGCCCAACTGTTCTTCCTTTGTATCAAACAGAGCAAAGGCTAGGCTATTAGTGCTGGCATCAATAGAACAAATTTTTGTTGGCTTTAATTCTAGCCCCCACTTATTCTTTACCATTGGTTTTACCCTTTATCTGTTTGATTGCCTTCATCACTGCATCTGGATTTACTGCACATGAAGAGCATATTGTGTCGTCATTATATATGGAGAGCGGAGAAGAACAAGACTTGCATAGCCTTGTCTTTCCCCTTCTCTTTTGTCTTTTTGAGTGTAAATATCTTTCAGCAATTTTTTCTTTTGTTGCTAAATCTCTACACTCCGCAGAGCAGTATATTTGATAAGATACTGAATGCGTAAAGTTTTTATCACAGAATTTACAATTCTTCACCGAGAATCTCCAGAGGCGCTATTTTAAGTACGCCTGTACCTGCAGACTCACATGCCTTTTTAATTGGGCATGACTTGCATATCTTGGAATTTGATCTATAGTTTTTGGTTGGCAGGGTTTTGTCTTCCCACGCCTTTCGAACTGATCTCATCCAATCAAATGCCTGGTCTACCCACCGACGGTAATGATCGTTTACATCAACAGGGATCAAAAGGAGTTCGTGGTTATTTTTATTTTCATAAATCATAACACCCTTTGGTCTCTTTAAGATCTTCATATAAATAAGCAACTGCATTAAGTGACCATTCTTGGCCTTACCAGATGCCTTTCTATATTCAAACCCTTCGTTCATCATTGTTTTAATTTCACCAATGAGTTCTTCTCCCTGCCAATCAAGCATGACGTCACCGTATCCAAAGATTGGTGGATCATCGTGCCTAATCTTGAACTCTGTAGTTGGCTCATTATCTTCATCACGATAAATCTTTGCAACTCCAGAATTCATCATTGCGTTTTGAATTCTTGCGTGTGAAAGAGTTCCAGCAGTCATGTTTGCTGCAGCGTATGCATCAGCATTATCCTCAAACACCTGACCATCAAATGCAAGGTACCAATATCTAGCGCACTCTCCGTGCCCATATGCGATTGTTGATGGGGCAAATGTCTTCTTTACTGTATGCTTGTCTACACGATTAATTGTGTATCCTTCTTTAATCTTTGCCTCAAGTGCTGCTATATCCATAGGATGGACTGGCTTTTCTTCTGGCCTAATCATAACTGTATGTAGTAAATTTTTTGTCATTCGTTTCTCGTTTCTATTAGTATAAGTATAGCAGATTATCGAGTTATGTACTTTAGTGCAGAGACAAGATTGTTTATAGACTCTGCTGCAGTGTAGTACAGGTTCTTCTTACCACGATCTGACTTATCCACATTAGCCATCCATGTTGCCTTAAAAGCCATCTTAGCAGCAATTGCCTGTAGCCTTACAATCTCCACAGTAGCAACATTAAGCGGGATGTCTGGCTTAATAATTATCTTAGCAATGAAGGTAAGGGCTGTTGTGAGTTCCTCATCCTCCATATAGTCTGCAATCTCTGCTAAACCATTTACCATATCTATTGTTGTTTGTTGTTGTTCCATTATTCCTCCACCATGTCTTCTAGAATACTCATCTCAATTATAGCAAGTCTGACCTTTGCGTTACCCTCGCCTATTACGACAACTATGGCTGGGTCCTTACCATTTTTCATTGCATCTGTTGTTGCCTTGGCCCATACATCCTTGTTGAGCGTGAATGACTTTCCAACCTCTTTAAAGTCTACAACAAAGTTTTTCCAGGAGGCATCGCCCTTTTGGGTATTGCGACCAGAGTTTTTGTGTTGCTTAGCGCCTATACGCTTTGACTCACTCTTCTCTGTCATTACCCTTCCATTTCTGCTTACCAAACTTAACACTGCTAAGATGCTTGTCTTTGCACATCCAGGTTAGCGACTTTGTATCTGCATAAAGTCTTGCTGTGTTTACATTTACTTTGCATGTGTGACAAACAAACTTGCCATTATATACAGTAAAGTTACCCATTTAGTTTAGCCTTGATTGATTCTTGCAAGTCAAGATCCTCTCTTACCCTATTAACAAACGCTTCTTTGCCCTGCACCTTTGTTCCGTCAGGAAGTATGTACCAGGCACCTGTGCGCTCTACAATACCATTTAGTTCTGCTGTAGTAACCAAGTCACCAATGGTATCAAGACCAATATCGTCACCTCTAAAGTAAAAATCATACTCACCAGACTGGAACCCTGGAGAGGTTTTAGAGAACTGGAGTTCCCATTTAATAGTTCTACCAATTTTTTCTTCAATTAGTTTATCTCCTACCTTGATCTTGCCCTTAATCGCTTGATTGTCTGATTCCGATGAAAAAAGTTTAATAATACAAGAAGAATAGAACTTAGTAGCCTGGCCACCAGAAGGCTGCTGACTAGTATACATAGCATTAATATTGTTACGAGACTGGCTAATAAGAACGAGAAGAGTTGGCTTAACCTTGTTGTTAGCATAATTAAGCATTTTCCAAGCATTGCTAAAATCACGAGACTCTGCTCCAATCTGCTTTGTATTTTCCAAAGCCTTCATCTCATCAGTGTCCTTTTCAAAGTAAATTGCAGGAAGCATTGATGTAATAGAGTCTACCACTATTAAATCAACACCAGCATTCATTAGCCCAACACCGACGTCTACCATGTCACTTATGGTTCTTGCTTGTGAGTAGATTAGTTTTTCTGGATCTACCCCAAGAGATCTGGCCCAGTCTTCAGAGTATGACATCTCAGAGTCAATCCATGCACACAACTTACCCTCTGCTTGCGCTAAAGCAATCATCTGAAGGCACATAGAAGACTTTGCAGACGACTTTGATCCCCAAATAAGAACTTGTCTTCCATACGGAAGTCCTCCGCCCAATGCACGGTTCAAACCAAAACTTGGTGTTGGCTGATACTCATAGTTAACACCAACTCCAGTTCCCAATCTTTTTCTCAACTTAGGATCAAGTTGTGCTAATGCTTCTTCTACGCTAACTGACATGTACATCCTCCAATGTTACTGTTCCGTCTTTAGTTTTTCCAAAATCAAACTTGTACGATTTTCCTTCTTCAATATTCATATATGCTTTTGCAAAAGATGTAGGGAAAACCGTAACAGAATGTAGGTCTCTTCTTGTGTCTGCCAAAGTAAGCGATGCCATCTTCTTTCCAGCCTTTGTAATTCTTGGCTTAAAAGAAACAACGAACATCTCATCATCCTTGTAAGGTAGTTGCTTATAACTCAAGAACTTTACAAGAGCATGAGACGACTCTTTTATTTCGTCAGACGGTACGAAAGATACAATCCTGTTATCATTACAAAGAACCAGGTAAGAACGACCTGTCTCAATAGTCGTATTTTCATCGTCAAATATACCGACACTGCCAGTTTTGTCCAAAATTTCAACTCGTGACCATCCTGTTCCTCTTTTAATTGATTTTACCATACCCATAAAAATGTATGATCCCTTTTCTTCAAAGTCAACAATGTCCTGAATAAAAGCATAATAGTGAGAAGGAATCGTAATATTAAACTCTGGAAGGTTTAAATACTCGTAAAGATTTTCCTTAATCTCCTGATCATTTCTAGGATTATCATTAAAGGTTGCTGCTCCAATAACCCTTAATGCCTGCAGTGCACGACTATTTACTCCGTTTCCTTTGGTAAATGTAAATTCTTCAAGTTCTTTATACGAACCGAATGGTCGTGCAGATATGTATCTTTCACCAATTTTGTCAGATATGAACTTGATAGCACTGAGTCCAAACCGAATACCTTTACCCTCAATTTTAAAATCAATATCCGAATCGTTAATGTGAGGTAACTTAATGACAATGCCCATTCTTTTTGCTTCAATAAGGTATTCAGTTCTCGCATCTTTATCCTTTTCATTTTTTAGTAGTGAATACATAAACTCTAGAGGATAGTGGTACTTTAACCATGCTGTCCAATAAGATAGTGTTGAATATGCTACGGCGTGAGACTTGTTAAATGAGTACCCTGCGTGAGCCTCAAAGTCATGCCATAGATCCAGAGCAAGGTTTGGAGAGATAAACTTTGATGCTCCCTCTACGAACTTCTCTTTAAACTGATCAAACTCTTTAGCATCTTTTTTCTTGCCAATGATCTTTCTAACTTTATCTGCTTCCGACATGGACATACCGCCAAGGTGTACGCATGCTTGCATAACTTGTTCCTGGTAAAGAATACAGCCATAAGTGTCCTCCGTAAATTGCTTCAATACTTGGTGAGTATAAGAAATATTTTGACGACCATGCTTGCGATCAACATAGTCCTTTCCGATAGTATTCATTGCACCTGGACGAACCAGAGCATTTGATGCTGCAAGTTCGTTTAGATTTTTGACACCCATCTTAACGAGAAGATTTGTGTATGGTGCTGCTTCACACTGGAATACGCCCTTTGTATACCCATCTGAAAGCATCTGATAAACATTAGCGTCGTCCATCTTAATCTTAAGAAGATCAATCTTCTTTCCGTCACGCTCTTTAATGATATCAATTGTATTCTTAAGAACAGATAGCGTCTTAAGTCCCAATGCATCAATCTTAATTAACCCAATTCTTTCAGCCTCTTCCATGTCAACACCTACAACAGGAATTCTTTCATCTGATCCAGTAGATGATCTTGTCTCAAGTGGTGCGTATCTGAATATTGGTTCCTTGCTAGTGACAACACCTGCTGCGTGAATACCTGTTCCACGGATTCGACCACGAAGTTGTTCACCGTAGATTTCTACTTCTGGGTACTTCTCACGGAACTCGTGGGTTGACTTTGATGTACAGAAGTCATCCCATGAATCCACAGTCTTTAGCACTTTATTTACATCTGATAGTGGTATGTTTAGAACTCGTGCAACGTCTCTAACAATTCCCTTTCCTGTAAACTCAAGGAATGTAGCAATAGAGGCAACATGTCGATACTGTCTAACAAGATAGTCTTTAACTTCTTCACGACGAGTATCCTGAATATCTGTATCAATATCTGGGAAGTCGTTACGCTCTGGGTTAATAAAGCGGAAGAACAAAAGTTTGTGTTCAATAGGGTCAATATCTGTAATCTTTAGTGCATAGCAAACAAGAGAGCCAGCAGAAGAACCACGGCCTGGTCCTACCATAATCTCTTCCTTCTTAGCCCAGTTGATCATATTACTTACAACAAGGAAGTACGGAGCAAACTTCTTATCTTTAATAATCTGCAACTCTTCTTCAAGTCTGTCAAGATACTCCTGGTTTTCTGACAAACCTCGCTCTGCCAAACCTTCTAATGCAACCTTTGCAAGTTCTTT